TTCCCCATTATAAAATTCTATTTGAGAAGATTGTGTAAAAGGAACAGATCCACTAGGTCCTATATTAGTTCCACTCCATCTTTGAGTTACGCTAAAATTATAATTAGAGGGTAGTAAAACGCTTGAAGTCTGTCCATTTAAGTTAGGAAAAGATCCGGCATTACTTCCTGTTATTATGTACATTTGAATACTTGATCCTGATACTAATATATTTTGGAGCGTAAAAGGTGTATTCCAAGTAATGTTACTACTTCCACTTCCTTGTACTGCTACTGGGGTTCTAGTATTTAATTGAGGAGTAGCATATTTATTTCTTTCTAAAAGATGCTGCTTGATTACTATTCCGGTTGACAACCCAGATCTTGCAGGGGTAAAATCTTGAATTAATTTAAATAAAGAGTTATCAAAATATTTAATAAGTCTTATATAATCATTATAATTGTAGTTTTGTACATATTTTTGAAAATACTCATTTCTTAAAATATCTAAATCAGGGTATGATTGGGCAGATGATGATACTAATCGAGGGTCTCCAATATATTCTCCTATATTGATAAATCCAATTTGTGAACTAATATCATCATTTATTTCATTTTGTGGTGAAAATGCTACTTCAATATAGTTTATATCTTTAGTATAACTTGAACTTATAACATAATTTTGTTGGATTGTTCTAAAAGGGGATAATACGATATTATCAGGAATATTAGCCAAGCTACTACTGTACGGCAATGTAATATCTTGCAATTTGATTTTATCAGCTACAGGATTTTTTATACCAACAGGAGGTTGATCAAAGAATATAGATTGTGTATTTGGTATAAATACAGGGGACCCACTATAGAAAAAATTACTATTACCTGCAAATGATGAAGTAGTAGCCCAAGATCCTGTTACTTTAGGATGTATTGAAGTTGAACCTGTATATAATTCTCCACCTAAAGATGCTCTAAAAGCAAGTTGATTTGGTCCTTGATTTATTCCGTTTCCTTCAATAGAATTAGGATTCATTACATAATCATCAAATACACTTTCGCTTATTGGTACTGTGTAATATCTAATTTCTTGAAATGAGCCTGAAAAATTAGTATAGTTTGATATGCTAGCAGAACCAAAATATGAAGTCATCCCCATATCCCAAGCTGTAGTACTCCCTATTACTGAACTAGAAGCTTGGAATCCTAGTTGATCCCCATCATACCCATTGTGTATTGAATTTTTAGAATATAGAGTATAAGTTGTATTATTTTTAGTTAACATTACTGACCACCAGTCTCCATCAAAGAAAGGTAAATACACACTAGCTGAAGTTGTTAAAAAAGCTGTAAAAGGTATAAAATCTAATCTAGCATATTGGTAATATGGATTTACAGTTGATCCTGAGTACGAGGCGCTTACATAGCCTGATCCTGTATAGGTTAATATAATAGTAGCAGTTCCACCACTCCCATCGGAAATTGACCATAGACTTTGAGATCTAGGGATGTTAGATGTAGGTAAGCCGTTAGTCTTAAATCTAAATGCTATAGATGAAGGAACATTGCTAGGTGATCCCCAATTTGAATTTAAGCTCCAAGAAGAAGAAATAAAGTTATTCCCTTCCTGTTTGTAGCTGTAATTATATTGATTGTACCAATAGTCCCAATCATTTGAATGATCTTTATCTTTACCCCCATATTCGTTTATTCTTAATATAGTATCGGGGATACCGAATAAGTTTATTAAAGTTTTTAATCCCTGTACTGTACCTTTTTTCTTTAGGAGATATGGGAGATTATGGTAAATTCTTTTATAGACTTCTGTTTGGTAATTTTCTAAAGTAAAGGCTTTAGAAGCTGTTATAAATACATTTATTTTTTCACTCCCGGTGGGGTAGTTTAGTTGCCCGGTTGGCGTTACTCCGATCAAAGAAGTAAATAGATCTTGATTTGAAAATTGATTATCGTATACACGTATCCCCACAGAATTCAAGATATCTTTCATTAATTTTTTTGGAGCTCCGAACTCAGGTCTATTATCCGTACTTAATTTATCTGTGATACCTTTTGTGTAGAGCCAATTAATATCAAACAACTGACCGATCATATTAATAAACAGTATGTAGTTGTTGTTATTAGCATCTTCTAGTATGTAGTTAGGTATGGTATTTATTAAATTGTCTTTATTATTATCGTCAAAAATAGATCCGGATAAGAGTCTACTGCTTATCCATGTTTGAACTTGACTTGATGCTGTAGAGTATAACGTATACGGAGGTTGTGAGTTTGCTTTAGGCCAGGCGTATGACCCTGTTTCAAAATACATGTAGTATTCAAACCCGTCAAATTTGTCTATATAGTTATTGATATTCGATACTAGTAGTTGCCTACTTTGGCTTACACTTAAAGAAGCACTAGTTGAACCTGTAATTGATGATAGGAGATTTAAATCATTTTGATAACTTTCAATTGTAGAAACTTTATAATAAAAATTTAAAAGTCTCTGTCTAGCTGAAGAGTAATGTATAAAGTCTGTAAAATCTGCGTAATCGACGTTAATCTCAATATCTTTTTCTTCTAGTACAGATCTAATTTGATTTAATGAACTTGAAGAATATGTTAATAAAAGTGTATTTAAATTTTGATATTCAAATCCAGCTGTATATTCGTCTTTAATACCTAAGTTAAAATTAGGCCCTCTCAGGTAAGGTATATTTTCTACTACTGTAGTGTCTTGCGGAGTAAAAAATACTCTATAAGCTACTTGTTGACCTACTTCTTCGTATAAAAAGCAAGTATCTTTCGTTTCAATAGGTAGAGGTAATGGTTGATATAATTTAATTAGTAACTCATTTTGTTCTGTTAGTAGCAGGTTAACGCCTGAAACAGAAACTCCTGTACTAAACTCTAAATAAAATGGCTTAATTTCATTAGAATTTTGAATTGACTCTTGGTAAAATCTGATTGCTCTTAATACCTCTAAGTTATCTAGTAGTGTACTGTCTAATCTAAGTTCCGTACGATCACTGGATATTTCCGATATAAATAAAACATTATCCGGGGTTGTCTGAAAAAGTGGTCTATTAAAACTAAAGTATATTACATATTCTCCTTCAAAGAGATTAAAGAACGTTAAAGTTGTATCAAAATCTACTTTAATTTGAGAATATTCGGTACTAGTTGACGTAGTAGTATCATTCTCCAACGTAAATAGAGTATAATTATTATCTATACTGTAGATTCTACCGTATATGTCTGTTACTACAACTTTGACTTTATCTTCATAAGGTATAAACTTACCACCTACGTTAACACCTTCTAGTATAGTTATATCTTTGGTGTTAAATGTAGTTGGGGAATTTATTTGAGATACTGTGTAGTTTAGCATTTTACGTACTAGGTGTTAAAAGTTTTATATTTTCCAGAGTAAGAGTATTAATTTGATCTTGAAGATCGTTTATCTCTTCCAATAATAACTTTATAGATTCGGATTGATTGTTATAATCAATATATTCTGAAGATTTCTCTATAAGTGTTGTATGTGAGTTTTCACCTGTTATTGGAATTTCGTAGAATAGTTTTTCATATAAATTAAAAAAATCTTCAACCGTAGGTTCTCTTACTTCTTCCACAGTAGGTGCTACTAACTGAGTAAAATTAGTATTAATTACTTTATCAAATTTACTTTTAGTAAATTGTTCTCTAACTATGTCGATAGGCAATTTTTTCATAATGCTACTACTCTCCCTTTAATATCTATATCCGGATATTTAACTTCAAATATCATAGGATCCATTGACGGATATATTATATTATCTATGGTCGCTCCTTTAATATCGTATGCATATTGGGAATATCCGTTCAAAGCTCCTACTTTATTAATTATTTCTATCTTCTTTACTGTTTCAAGACCTCTTATTCTATCTAACTCACTATAAAGTTGTCGTAGTATTATAGGCGCATTAATTGACCATTTGTCTATGTTAAAGTGATTTTTTAGAGATTCAATACAATTATAGAGAACTTCATTAGAATTTATACCGGGTACTGTCACTATATCAAAATTAATTTCTATGTTTACTATAAAAGCATCCTTTATAGTTAACCCTTCGTTAATCATTCTGTACTGAGATAGATAAGTATTTAGATTATTTTTAGTTGATTGAGATGATTGAGTTAATTGTTTACTATCATTGTAAGAAAGTACGTATAAGTCAATTGTTTTTATGCTACTTTGCGTATTACTTTCTGAAGCTTTAGTTGGCGCTATGTATGCTTTTGCTATACTTCCGTAGTTTGACGGTAATGATAGAGCTCTAACTAAGTAATCATCTAAGGTAACTGTTCTAAGTTGTGCACTAAAAGCTTTCATTGAGTTCTGTCTAATAGTCTCTAGATCGTCTCCGTCCCCGCCCCCAAAAGCTGCTTGTAGATTAGTAGTTTGTAACGAATCAAAATAGTATTGAGCATTTACTGCACTTGTAGGTGTATTCACAAAAGCAATTCTCGATCTATCTACTATATTAGTTAACCTATTGGCTGAAATATTAGATTGAGCACCTCCCCCTACTAAATACCTGACTGTCAGTGTTGTATTAGATGGAGCAATTCCGTAAGTATCTGTAAATAAAAAGTTAGTAGGGTCAAAAGCTGTATTTAAAAAAGATTTTTTATAGGGCAATCCTAACCCTACGTTATTGTTATTAGGTATAATTTTTTCTGAAGAGTCATTAATAGATCCTCCGCCAAATTGTATCTCTAAATTTGACTCATTTTTAAAGCGAGTTACAAACCGTCTAGGTTGCTTTTCTAATCTAAGTAAATGACTAGCTCCTTGTACATCTGTATTAGGATTCTGCAATATGTTATTTCTTATTTCGGTAAATACTAATTCTTGACCTAGGTAAGGTACTTCATACCATATATTACCTGCAGAATCTACTATATCTAATATACCTACTATATTATTATCTGTAATCGTTACGGTTGTAAATCTTTCAGGAGTATTAAAGCTAAACTCCGATGTTTTGATTGTTGCAGAGATAGCTTTCTTGGTTTTTGATAGTACATATTCTGTCGGTTGTCCGGATGCATTGTCTATAGATGCTACCGATATTGCTGTTGGATCTGTAGAAGAACTGTACGAAAAATCTACAAAGTCTTGAATAAGAAAAAAAGTACTTCCTAAACTATCTCCTACTGCGAGGTTTTGAGGAGTATAAAGAGCATAAGATAGATCTGGTACTGTTTCAGTATTTATTATTTTTGACGGTACGGATTGGTATAATGTTATATCTACTTCAGCTACATTAGTTGTTTTCGGTCTATACCCTAACATATAAGCTAACGAGTATATATTCTCTTGCTGTCTAGCATACTGTAAAAAAGTTTCTTGTATTTGATTATCTGTATAGAAAGATAAAATATCTCCTACATAAGATACCATCTCCATGAACATCATTCCCGGAGAATTGGGGGTAAAATCGTTGTACGTACTTGGAAAGTATGTTTTTGCGTAGTCTATTAAAGTATTTCTAAAAGATGTAAAATCTCTACTAATATAATTTATATTTCTTGTTACTTGTGACATAGTCTTTAATTGAATTCTATAGTAAGTTCATCAGATATTCGGTATCTTGTAATAATATAAGCTACTGTAATGTAGAGTGTATTTAAATCTGGATTACTTGTAATATCTATATTCTGGATATCTATATCCGGGAATTGTCTTTTTATTTGTTCTTCTAGTAAAGATTTAAATTCTTGTATTTTTTTGTCTGTTAGAGCTTCAAAAACTAATGTCTGTATGGAGGCTCCAAAATTAGGATTAAATACTCTTTCATTAGTTCTTGTAAGTAGGTAGTTTAGTAAATTATTTTTAATCGCTTGATCTGTCGTGTATGTTGTATTAAATACAGCTAATCCAGAAAAGGGAATACTCACCCCAATTCCAGTAGATCGCTTTAAATCGACAGGGTTAATATTTCTAGCTTCTATTGCCATTCATTAGTTTCATTATAGTCTCTAAAGGTATTTCTCCACCCGGTAATTGTCCCCCA